TCGTCGGCCACGTTGCGAATGATGGCGCCGTCGTTGCCGTACCGGAAAGCGTCGCGCACGACCATATCGGTAGTCATGCCCACGTCCGTGACTTCTTCAAAGCTCGCGGCTCTTCCGTCTTCTACTGCCTGCTCTGCCTCTTCTAGTGTTTCGACTCTTTGCTCAAGGTATTCGCCGTCGGCGTCTTTGAGCTCAAAGTACGGATTGTCAAGACGGCCATTCCAGTTGGCGCCATCGAAATCCGATTCATCTGGGTTGCGAATGTTGAGAAACGACTCGTAGATACCGCCCACGCCATCTGCTTGGCGCGGATCGGTCAGATCATTCTCACTGAGCTCGCCAAAGGCCACGTCTTTGGCGCGGCCGCGGTGAATGTAGCTGGCCGCCATCGAGCGATTGCTCGTGGTGAAGATGCCTAGATTGCCGCGTTGCTGGCCGCCTGGCTGGTTGAATTCCATAAACCCGGAATTGTCGGTGCCGTGATAAACCACCAGCGGCTCACCGTTGTCGTCAACGATCTTCGATACGGAGTTGGTTGCGTCTTGCCACACCGTGCGGCCAGAGCGGGCTAAGGCTTCCCAATCGCCAAACCATGCTTTGAACGATGGCGTGCGCACCTGCACCCACTGGCGCTCGGATAAGTTGGATCGGTTGCCGTTGGGCGCACGCAGCCATTCCTCGGTGTCTTGATATTGCGCCACCACTGCGTCGTACTCGGACTGCGCACGCGCCTGCAGTTGTTGAAAGTAGGTCTGCGCCGCCTGGTAGAGCTCGCCCGCCACCTCGGCGATCGCCGGGTCTTGGCTGGCCTGGTCGATGAGCCGGCGCACCTCGACGTTGTCGCGGATGGCCATGATGTCGATGTCGAGCGCCCGCAGGTACTCATCGAGCTGCATGAGCTGGTCGCGCAGCGTGGCCAGGTTCGAGTCCTCGTTGAACGTGGAAAAGCGCGCCTGGCCCCCGCGCAGCTCTTCATCGAGCGCATCGAACAGATCGGCCTCGGTGATCTGCTCCATCGAGATGTCGGGGAAGTAGCCCGCCTCGACGGCCATCTCGGCCGCCCGGTCAGCGGTCATGCCCTGGGCCTGGATCAGATTGCGCTGAAACGGCCGATTGTCGTAGTCGGCGTCAGTGAGCTCGCCGTAGGCCTGGATGCCGCCGGATTGCCGAATGAACTCCACCAGCGACGTGCCAAAGATCTGCGCGTCGGTCGGAAAGTCTGCCGTGCGCAGCCGGTCCAAGAGCGGGTCCAGGTAGATGTCGGCCTGGGTCTTCTTGGTGAGCACCTCGGGCAGCGGCCGAGTCACGGTGAGGCTGTAGCGCTCGTGCAGCGCCATCGGATCTTGCCCTGAGCGCTCGGCCAGGTTGGTGATCGTCTTAGCGTAGATCGTCGCGTAGGCCTCGGCCGTGCGCGTCTCGTAGCCGGTGGCCGCCAATTGCTCGGCCATCTGCTGGGCAATCGTGGTCTGCGCAGGCGTCTGGGCCTCGCCCTGGATCTCTTTGGCCCGCTCGATGATCTCCTGCACGCGGGCCTCTTCCTCGGCCTTGTAGGCTGCAAACTCCCGCGCCGTCATGTCGCCCTGGCTCATGCGCAGATCCTGCTGCAGGCCTTGCAGGTAATCGGTGGGCGCTACCTTGGTCGCAAACTCATCGATCGGGATCACAATGTCGGAGTTGTTCGATGCAGCCTCGGTGTAGTTCTTGGCGCCGAATTGTTCGGCCATTGCGGCCGGGTCCATGCCCTGGCTCTGGAAATAGGTGCGAAATTCCGCGGCCGGGATGTAGATGTTCTCGATCGGCCCGCGCTCAGAAAGCGCCTTCATCAGGTCTTGAAAGCGCTCAGGCAGCCGCTCGCGCAGCTTGGAGTTGGCCGAGTTGTCGGCCAGCGCCTTAAAGAATTCCTCTTGCTGGGACGCGTTGCGGTAGCTGCGCACGCCGACTGCAGTACGCACGATGGCCGCGGCCAGGCCGGCAGCCGTACCCTCGCGCAGTGCGCCCTCGAGTAGCGGTGCATCTTCTTTGGTAAACAGGCGCCGCGTCATGTCGTGCAGCAAGCCCTCGGTGAGCTCCTGCGCAAACTCGATACCGAATGCAGCGGCCTTGTCGGCCAAGAATCGCAGCGTGCGATTGCGGATCTCGGGCGGTACGCGGTTCAGAATCTTGTCCAGGCCGTAACGCTCGGTCAGCGCCGTGATGGCACCACCAGACACGATGGCCGAGTCGCGCTGCCAATCGAGCGCGTTATCCTTGGCCGTCTTCTCGCTCATGATGTCGGCGCCCTGGCCGTAGAGCATGGGCGTGCTGGCCGTACCGGCAGTGAGCAGGTGCACAATGATCTGCGAGCCGAGCTGGCCGATGCCCTCGAGCACGTCAGTGTCTAGCCCTTGGCGCTCTTTGGGCGCGCCCATGAGCTCGCCAAATTCTTTGAGCTCTTTGCCTGGCCGCTTGAGCACTTGCTCAGGCGCCAAGTACCAGGGGATCGGCGTGCGCAAAAAGCTCATCACCGAATTGGGCAGCACCTGGTCGAGCATGTTTTCTAGTTGCCGCACGCCCACGCCGTAGAGCTCGCCAAATCCAGACAGCGTGCCACCGAGCGTATTGCCTACTGCGCCCTTGCCCAGTGAGCCGGCATAGTCGCGGCCCTTGGTGACCACCTGCTCGAGCGTCGATAGGCTTGAGAAATCATCGTGCGCGAGCTTGGCAAACTCTGGATTGCTCAATTGCTCGGCCAGAATCGGGGAGAATCGCGCCGCCTCTTGCAGATCTTGCGTGCGCTTTTGCGTGATGATCTGCGCCAGGTTGCGCTCGACCACCGGCTGCGGGATGCCTGTTTGCTTCGATAGCGCCTCGATCTGCGCCATCTGGTCAGGGTTATTACCTACCGATTGCAACAGGGATTGGCGCAGCAGCTCGTCGCGCTTGGCCACCCGGTCCTTGATGACGTTGCTGTAGGTTGCCTCTTCCTCATCCATCTGCGCCGTGGGCATGTTGAGCGTCTGCGTGCCCCGGCTTTTGAGCACGTCGGAGTAGCGTTTTTCTTCTTCGTCAAAAATAAGATCGCTCATTGCGGAATCTGATCCACTCGGCTGCTAGGACGGTTACGAGATGCCACCCAGACTTCGGCAATGCCTTGCTCGGTGACCGGGATGTTGTTGGCGCGCATCTGGCGAATGATCTTGGCGCGAGAATCGGCCGGGATTGCATTGACCTTGACCTCTTGGCCGTTGACCACGACGTAGGCGTTTTCTTTCTCTTCCGGGGTGAGCAGCGCTGCAGGCTTGCTCTTGTCGCGGCCCCAGGTATCGACCATGACCTTGTTGTCGATCTCGGCTCTCATGATTGCCATCTTCTCGTCGCGAGACAGTGCGCGCTTTTTCTGCTGCTGCTCGACGTTGATGCGCTGCTCGACTGCGTACTTGAGCGTGCCAAGATCTGCTTTTTCTTTCTCGCTCTTCTTTGGATCGAACGGCTTTAAGCCCGCACTGAGCGCGACCATGTTGAAATCATCGGTGTCGATCTTGGCCTCGGCGATCTTGGCCGGATTGTTGAGCGCGAGCTTCTTGGCAAGCAGATCCTTGGTGAGCGTGTTGCCGACTTCGCCTGCCATTGCGTAGATCGCATCATCGGACATACCAGCAAGTTTTTCGGGGTCGCTCACCAGATCCCAATACTTGCGGTATTGGGTCATCGAGTCGCCGGTGTTGCTGCGAAACGATTCGATACTGGTGATGAGCTGCGCCTGCTTGGCGCCATCGAGTGACTTGAATTCCGGCGATCTGCGGATCTGATCGATGCTCGACCCGTCGATCACGCTCTTCCATAGCGCGCCCGCGGTAGCGTTCTCGCGCTGGCGCACCGAGTAGTCGAACTCGCTCGCCCGCTCTTTGAGCGTAGCGATCGCAGTCTTTCTGGCCACCGGGTCGTCTTTGAGCAGCTCTTCGACACGTCGCACCATCTGGTCCAGGTTCACCGGGTCGGTGTCGGACTGCGGCCCCAGATCGGCCCAGGTCATCACCACGGCCTCGTCCACCTTTTGCTGCACCAGGCCTTTGTCGAGTGCCGACTTGGCTTTGAGCACATCGTCCTGGTTCATGTTGGACTTGTTCTGGTCGAAGTATTCCTTGGCGTAGTCCACCTTGTCGTTGGCCAGCGCGGCCTCGAGCACCTGGCGGTGCACGTTGCTGCGCACGTTGCGCTGGATCTCGATGAGCTTCTCGCCCGCGGTGCCCTCGCGCTCGCGTGAGCGGGCCACTGCAGCGTCGATGCGCTCGAGCGATAGCGCGATCGCCTCGGGGTCTGCAAAGTTGCGTGCGGCATTTTCCGTCTCGACCTTGACCACGCCCTCATCGATCTGTCGCGAGTAGGCGCGGATCTGATCGGACTCGTGCTTGGTTAGGCCAGAGCGAAACTCATTGGCAATGACGCCGGCTCTGCGCGCAAACTTCTGGCGCTGGCTGTCGTTGGCCAGGCCGGTGGAGAGCTCGTTGATGCGAGCTTGCAGGCGCGTGTTGTATTCCTCGGACAGCGTCTGCTTGCTCTCGCGATCGAGCACGTTCTTGCCCAGCGCGTTTTGGTAGCCGTTGTCTTTGCCGACGGTAAGATCGATCTGCGCCTCGCGCAGCTTGTTGAGCTCTTCCTCAACCCGTAGCGTGTCGGCCTCTTCCTGCATCTTGTTGGCGACCACGCCAATGTCTTGCAGGCCTTTGCCGATAGCCTCGCCAAATGCGCCGGCGGGAAGATTAGAGGCCCGCGGCGTTTGCAGCGGGGCGTTTTGTATTTGACTTGGTTCGTAGAGCGGGATGCGCGGCATTTATGCGAGATCCTTCCACCACTTCGAGCCCATTGCCTTGGCGCCACCCGAGAGCAGCGTGCCGGCTGCGTTGAGTCGGCTGGCAGTCTGCATGGCTTTGCCCTGGTACAGGTCAAGCTCGGACTGCGCACGATAGCCCCAGGCAGCACGCGCTGCGTTACTGCGAATGGTTTGCGCGTCTTCTTCACCGAGCACTACGGTTTGCTCGCCAATGTCGCCCGATGATCCAGAATCGACATCGACACCACTTGCACCGGCGCTTGCTCGTTGCGAGCCGCGCAATGAGTTGACCTTCTGACGATGCTTCTCTTGCTCGATTGCCGCCAGGTTGATCACATCACGCGCTTTGATCTCGCCCATCTTGGCGTTGTACTCAGCGGTGGCTCGTGCATTCTTGCCTTGCTGGATCGAAGACATGGCGCTAAAGCCGGTGCCGATCAGGCTTGCGGCCTGGCCCAGTGCGGCCCAGGTTGTGTTGGCTACGCCAAATGTCGTTGCGGCTGTAGCTGCTGTCGTTGCAGCGGTCGCTGCAGTTGCTGCGGTTGCTGCAGTTGCTGCGGTCGCCGACGCGGCTGCGGTTGACGCTACTGCGGTTGCTGTTATCGGCTCACACATGTTCTGTCCTCATCATCTCGAATCGTCTAAACGGAAGCCCGAGCACTCCGAATGGTTGCGGTTCCTGCACCGTGAATCCAAGCCACTTGAGCCACGCAATCGCCTTGACGTTTCGATCATCGACGTAATTGACCAGGTAATTATATGCCCCAAGCATCTGTTTTACATAGCGCTTATTGCGCTTGAGAAACGCTGTTGCGTGTTCCTCAACAAGATCGGTACCCAACATCCACGGCACGCCGATTCCGCTCATCACCGATGCGGGCACCACGCCAAAGATGCACGCAGGCTGGCCATCGACCGTGCCGGTCCAGGCGTGGGTCGAGCAGCGCACGCCAGTAGGCAGCACCTCTGCTACCGGCTTGCCGCTGGCTGCGAAGACCTCGTCGATGTCGGCCTGGCGCACGTTGGGCAGCATCTGCTCGACGTGCTCCAGCGTGGCCGGAACGACTGCGTACTTATGCCCCACCGACCGTGACCTCTGGGATCGCGGCCAGAATCGACAGCGGCAGCGGGTCAGATTGGCGCACATAGATGCGCCCGCCGGTATTCCAGTTGGAGATGATGCGGATCTCGGCCAGGCCAGTGAGCAGCGTGATCGGGTCGTCGTAGTTCTCGCTCGAGCGCTGCTTGAATTCAAGCAGGTTGTCGGCATCCTTGCCGGCAAAGATTCCGCGGGACTCTTCGAGCAGCAGGCGCACCGCCGGGATGATCTTTTGCTTGTCGCGCACCGTCTCGCCCTGGGGGATCGACATGTCGAGCGTCTCAAAATCAGATTCGATCGGCAGCCCCGCATGCACGACAGTCGCACAGTAGTCGAGCGTGAAGACGCCAGAGTCCACCACCACCTGGGGATGAACGTGGCCATCGGTGAGCACACTTAGGGTTTTCCCTTCCAGGTGCGAAACCCCTGCAAAGTTCTTGCGAGCGTGCGACCAGGCGGTCTTGGACGTGGCGCGCAGCTCGGTGGGGATGTCGCGGTTGGCCGTAACGGTCACCACCGTCGCGCTGGTGTAGGCGCTAATGGCCAGACGGATGATGCGGCCGTCGTTGTCGCTCAGGTGGATCTCGCTGCCCACGTCGCCTGCGACAAAGTGCGAAGCGCTCGCGGTCAGGGTGAATGTGTTGCCGCCATTGAACGTCCAGCCACCGCTCGAGGTGAGCGTCATGGTCTTGGCGCTGGTATTGCGCCCGTCGTAGGTCAGGCCCGCGTCCACAAAGAATGCGTCTTTGATGTCGGTAATGATCCGCGATTGCATGCGCTCGATGTAGCGCTTGGACGTGCCGTTGATGGTGCGACGCACCGAGACATAGACTGCGTCTTCGTTGCCCTCGGAGATCGAGCACACCGACTCCACCACGCCGTCGGTGTCGTGGCGGTGCCAGCCGATCACCTGCTGCTCGCGCATGTAGGTCATGCCCAAGAGCGCGCCATCTGAGCGCACCGCCCAGACACACGATACGGGTACCTGCTGGTAGGTCCACTCCTGGATCTGCTTGCCCTGGAGCAGGTGCGCGGCCAGGATGGTCAGATCGTTGCCGGTGTAGGAATCGCTGGCAAACTCATAGCCCAGATCGCGCACGGTCTGGCCCTTGTCCTGCAGGTAGAGCGCCGTGTTGCCAATGACGATGGGCGGTACCTGGCTCGAGCCGCGGTAGCCCTGGATCTTGGCCGTGACGCTGGCCGGGGTGAGCACGTGCCGGGATGGCGTTCACCTGGCGCGAGGCGATCGTGAATGTGATCGCATCGTCGTCCACTGTAGGGTTGGACGTGGCGAAATCCAAAAATGCGCTGGTGCGACTCATCCACACCGTCTGCGGTTGCGAGGGTGTGTTGGCAAACACCATGCGCTGCTGGTGATAGGTCACGCATGAGGGATAACCCTGCGTGTTACCCCAGGCCTCGAATGCCCAGCGGTAGGTCGTATTGCCCGAGCCCACCACCTCATCGGGCAGGCGCTTGGTCACAACGGCCGTGGCGCTGCGAGGACCGCCGATGGCCGTGATCTGCACGATGCCAAAGCCCGAGTGCATGTACTCCCACTCCACACCCACAAACGCATCGGCGTTGGTTGACGAGCCAGGCGCCCGGTAGATCGCGCCCTCTTCGTTGCCGGTGCCGTCCCACTCGCGGCCCTCGGTATGCGAGGGGCGCAGCGTGCCGGTGATCCGCGCCAGGCTGGATGGATTCGGAGATGTCGCTTTGTAGTAGCGGCCGTTGGCGCGAATGGTGTCGTTGATGTAGGTGCGCTTGGATGTCTCCCAGGCCTCGACCGACTTGTTGGGCGCCATTTCGATGTAGAGAAAACTGTCCACAAACGCGCTGGTAAACACATCGAAGTTGGTTGTGATCGTCACCGTGCCGCTAACGGCCGATGCGTACATCGTCTTGGCCTCATCAACGTTGACTTCCTGGAATGGGCCGTTTTTGTTCTGCAAATCGGCAATGGTCCAGGCGTCGTGGTCGGTACGCGAGAGCTGCTGCGGAGGATAGGTCGGGTGCACCAGCGTCATCACGTCGGCCGATTGCGTGTACTTCAAATCGGGCAGGATGCTGGCCGGGTATGGCGTGGTGAGCTCGAATGGCTGCCCGACATTAGGCCCGCTCGAGTTGACTACCAGGCCACCGTCTTTGTAGACGCGCATTTTCAGGTGCGAAAACTCGAGCACATAGGTCTGCGTGGTCGAGAATGCAAACGGGATCAGGCGCGAGCGGTACGAGTTGCTGTACGCGTTGGCAATGTACTTGGTGCCTGGCCGGTTGCGCACGCCACCGTAGAGCATGGCAATGAAGTTGCGGCAGGTTTTCAAGCTCGTCTGGTACTTGGCCAGATCGACGCGCCCGTAGAGCGAAGGCGAGAGCTCGCCGCCGGTAAATGAAGGTTGAATGACGCTGTTGCCCATGCTTACCTGCGGATCATGGTGAGTTCAGATTCGGGCGGCATGCCCTCGTAGGCCTCGTTCATCGAGTGCGCCGCGGCCGTGGAGACGGTCTGCAGGTAGGCATCTCGCGCCTGCTTGGCCACATTGGGCTGCACCGAGAGCGGCATGGCGATCTCGCTTGCCAGCAGGTAGGACAGCGCCGAGACAAAAATCGGGTCATAGAGCGTGGTGTCTTCCACGCGTGCGGTGTAGACCAGCTCCGCTTCGGGCTGGTTGGTGAGCAGCACCTTCTGGCCGGCGCTGTTGGCGATCTCGTAGCGCACGCGCTGCTCGTAGATGAACACGCTCTGGCCAGGAACCTCGTAGGTGCCAGGCAGCACCGGCGTGCCGGGCATCAGAATCGTGCGGGCCTTGAGAAAATCATCAGGCAGTGCGTACTTAAACGACCACTGCTCAGGTGGCGCTCCGGCATCGGCGAGCTTGGCCTGCTTCTTGGCAAAGTTCCAAAGCCCATCGCGCAGCGCAAAATCGCGCATGGGCTCATAGAACAGACTGAGCACGCGGGCTTCGTTCGTGGCCTCGTTCAGGTTCGAGATAAACGACGTGACGCCAATTCTGGCGAGCGCCATGTTACAAATCTGGACCACGGATGCCATGACTTAGCCCTTTCCGTACATGATCTCGGCCGGGTCTTTGCCCTCGCCGGGTACCAATTCCATCTCGGTGATCTGCAGCTCGACGCGCTTATCGGATCCGTTTTGCGTGTCGTATGCGCTCACCGTTTTGACCACTGCATTGGCGTGCACCATCATCTTGGCGCCCACCTTGGGCATATCGGTGATGCCCAGCTTCTCGAGCTGGTCTTGCTCCAGGCTAATCGACAGGCCGTATGGATACTCAGGCGTATCCATCTCGATGCCCAGCGCCTGCTCTTTGGCCTCGGTCTTACTGATCTTCATGTCAGCCATCGGCATGGCAAATTCTCCGAAAAAGTGCGGGGGCATGACGCCCCCGCGGGTTTAGATCACCTCTTGCTCGGACACAGGCTGCGCTTTTTGCAGCTCGGACAAAGCAATCGGCTCATCCTTCTTGGCTGGCTTGGCCTTGGGCTTTCCAACTGGCGTCGAGGCCTCTACAGGCTCAAACCATTTGGACTTGATACCGTCCTTGACTTCAAAGACGGTACCAGCCCGCTTGCGCTCGCCGCCATAAAAGCCGTCAGCTAGTGCTCGTACTTTCATGGCTCACCGATTAGTTAACTGCGTCGGCGGTGGCGACCCACTTGGCCACGTCTTTGGTCAGGAAGGCGTTGATCTTGCCTGCCGTAACCGCTGCCGTGCCCACGTTGGCAATGATGCCAAGGTAGCGCTCGTAGGTGCCCATCGGCAGCGCTACAGAGGCCACGATGACACCTGCTGTCAATGCCGTTTTGGCAATGGCAGGGGTGACAACGTGAACCGTTGCAGTGCCGTTGGTTGCAATCGCAGCTTGCGCATCGGATGCGAGCTCGAATGACACCGTGGCGTTGCCATCGGAGGTGACAGCCGTATCAACCTGGACAACCAGGTACAACGGCTCGCCGTTGCCGATGTCTTGCGACACCGCGCCCAGGTCAATCACATCACCGACCAATTGGCGGCCCGTGCCAGAAGTGCCTAACGCGGTAGCGTCGGCAAACTCATTGCGTTCGTCGAGAATCATTTCAATTTCCTTTCTTAGGTGAGCCGATTAAATGCCGGACTCGGTGTTGGTGATAGCGTCGCAACGACGGACCGGGATACCGTCAAACATCGTGACGTGCTTGCCGGCTACTTGTTCCATAGTCAGCGTAGAGGCAGCCACTTTGTTGGCGATCTGGCGACGCAAGAAACTGCGCACCGTGCGGTTGACGTAAAACGCTGGACGGCCCATCGACAACGAGGGCACGAGCTCGACAGCCTGGGTCATCAAATCGACGAGATCAGGACCGCTACCGGCGTTCTTGACCAGATCTTCTTGGTCAATGTTGATACGCACGATATAGCGCCAATCGCGAACCGACAGACCGCAGTCCCAGCGATAGTGGGTACGGTAGGCTTCCATCCGGCCGCCTGCGTTGTCCACGTTCTCGATGGTGACTTGGCCCTTGTCTTCCATGTTCAAGCCGGCCTTTGACCCTTTGGGGTAGATGCCGTGAACAGTGTTCGGACCCCACACCACCAACCAGATGCTGGTGTTGTCGGTCGAGTCAGGCGTAGCGGCGCTGGTGAGAATGTTCTCGCCGTTGGCTGCTGCCTGGTCGTTGAAACGTGCGCCAAAGCCGGTGAATGCCTCGGGCTCGGTCGTCTCATTGCCGTAGAACAGCGTCGAGGAAAATTCCTGGTTCATGCCCTCGATGTGAGCGCGGTCCTCAGACAGACGGAAAGCCGCGGTGTTGCCGTTCAGATCGGCCAAAGCCTTGTCCACCTCGGCATAGGCCTCGAGCATACCGACCGAATCGGTCACCTGGACGGTGGTCGATTTGGTGGGCTGCACGCCGCCATAGAGCTTGCGCCATGTCGGAGTGGGCAGACCAGTACGAATCGTGGTGCGGTGGCCGGTGGGCAGGTTGCCCTCGATCCAGACCATGTCGTCCAGGATTTCGTTGGTTTGGTTGAGAATCTCGGCGATCGTATCGATCTTGCCGTCCGGGTCCATGCGCTTGGTGACATCCAAGAGCGTGGGGTGAGTCGCTGCTAAAGTACCCATTTAAGTTTTCCTTTCGATTAAGACATTGTTGGGAACATCTTTTTGGCCGGATCAATCGTTGTGCTCTCTTTTCCGGGAGCCACAAACGTATCTTCGGCCATCGCTTTACCAATGCGCGCAAACACACGCACAAGCTCGGGGTGCGACCCCATTCCTGTCGCGTCCAGCGCTGCGAGGAACTCAGGTGAGCCAAACTTCTTGGCAGCCGCCTGCGCATGACGCACCGACGTGTCGAAATTGGCCCCGCCAATCTCTTTGTCTGCCTTGATCTCGCCTACCCAAGCCTCTATCTGCTTGGCCGCCACTTGCGTCTGCGACTGAGCCTGGCTCTGCAACTGCTTTGTGTGCAGCTCGACTAACTTTTGCGCTTGCTCCTGGGTCAGGTTGAGCTCTCGAGCGATTGGCTCGAACTCTGCAAGTGCCTGTTGATCGAGCACCACGCCTTCAGGTGCCTTGAACTCGTACTTTTCGGGGGCGGTTGGTTTTGCATCCTTGTTATCGGTCTGCGTGTTACCGGCCGCCTGGCCGTTGTCGCCGCTAGTGTTGGTACTGCCAGCAGGTTGACCTGCATCCGCTTTGCCCTGCTCATTCGAGCCAAACATTACGCTTGCAGCTCCAGCCTGATCGCCACCTTGTGCCGTGTTTGCGGTGTTTTCCTGCACGGCATTCGTTGTTGCGTCAGCCATTGGATCCTTCTCCTTCTTTTGATTCGTTCATCATTACGATGTACGCCTCGGCCGCAGCCTCGTGCACATCCCCTAGTACCATCAAACCCATATTGCGCATGCCTTCGTTGAAAAACGTGGTGCTGTTTCCCGTAAATGATGTGCGAAACACACCAGCCTTCTCGAGCAAACGCCACACAAATCGTCGCCCCTCGACACTCGACATCACCAGGCGCAGATCGTTGAGCTCGCGCTCGCGCAGACGCTCGTCTTTGCGCTTGCGCGTCTTGACCTGGTCCTCATCGGCTGCGTTGAATGTCTTGGCCTTCTCGGTCATTTCTTTTTACCGCCGCCTTTCTTGTAGCCCATAGCTCTTGTCCTTTCCAGGTTTAAGCGGGAACCCCGCGGATAGCGTTCATCATCTGGCCAAGCGCTGCCTCATCGGTGACTTGCGTCTCCGATAGCGTCTTCGCGTTCTCGATGCCTTGTGTCATCGCGGCCATCTGCTCGGCGTACTGCTGCTTGGCAGCGCGATCCTGGCGAGTCTTTAGCACCGCCTCGTCATCGAGCACCAGAGACGGTGGCACACCGACCATCGCGGCGTACTCATCGATCGCCTGGTCAAAATCGATCTTATCGAGCACGGCCGGGTTGGCCTGCGCCAACCGAGATGTACTCGACCGACAGATCCATGCCCTCGAGCTCTTTAGGCGGTGGCGGGACCATGCCCATCTTGACCATGATGTTGAAGCAGCGATCGATCAGCGGATCGAGCAGCTCATCGTTTAGGCGCTCGAGCACTGGACCGAGCATCAAGAGCTTCTCTTCGTGGCGCTCTTGGATCTCACGCGCCGTGATGTTGCTGCGCGTGTCGTTTGCGATCATCAAAAACAGATCCTCGAAGAAGGCCCGGCGAATGCGGCCCTGGTTATCCTGGATGTCGAGCATGAGCTCGTTGATCCGCGGGTTGATCTCGTAGACCGGAGCAAAGCCCTGCTGGCCCTGGGCCACATCGACGTAGGTCACATCACCTGGCAGCAGACTTGCTCGCGTGTTACGCAGCGAGCTCGGTGCGGTCATCGGTGGGTTGACGAGCTTATCGATCGCCTGGGCCTTGCGCTTTTGCTCGAGCTGCAGTGCCTTGATGTCGCCCAGTGCATCCATGCCTGGTGAATGGCCATAGATGTCCTCGCCGGTGATCGACCAGCGCGGGGCCATGATCGGAAACTCATCAAAGCCCGATTCGCGCAAGAAGATGTCCTGCTCGCAGCCGCGCTCGTAGTAGACCGAGCGAAAGCGCTTGAACTTGGCCAGAGGTTTGCGTGCGTCGTACTCATCATTGGGCTCGACTGCGTGCACGACATCGATCCAGGTGTCGAGCTGGCCACGGTCGAGCATGTTCTTGGTTGCCTGCGAGAGCTTGTCGCGGCCAAACTGCAGCGCGAGCTGGCGCACGGTCATCTGGTATTCGCGATACAACGTGTCCACGTTACCGCGGTGGCTTGTGCCCACCATGTAGCTGCCAATGGGGAATGGATGGCAGCGGATCACGTCTTCATCGTCTTCAAGTACCGCGAATGCGTGCGTGCCGTAGACGCCAAGGTCAGCGTAGGTGATCGGCAGCGTGGTGTAGAGATTCGATCGCAGGAACACTTCGGTCATGCGATTGCGCACCAGGTCCAGCCACATCTTGACCGGCTGGAACTCGTTGAGTGATGGGTCTGGCGTGCGCAATTGGAACCACGGCCGCGCCGGGCTCGTGATGCCCGACATCATGCCGGAAGAGAGCGTGCGCACCGCAAGCGTGGCCGTGTTGTCCACGATCTTGAGATTGCGCTTATCGCCCTTGTTGCGATCGGTGACCAGAAAGCGCGATTGTCGGGGCAAGATGTAGTCCGACAGATCGCGCCAATGGTCGATAAACGACGTGCGCTCCATGCGCAGGTCTTGCAGCCGGCGGTTGAACCGCTCGCGCTTGGTGTCCATTACTGGCCCAGTAGTGTTTTCGACTCGGTTGTGGCCGCATCGGTCACGCCCTGGCCACCAGTGAGCATGGTGGACTCGCGTCCCATTGCAAAGGCCTGGCGCCGGCGCTCACGCTGGCGCGTGTCGTCCATCATCTGCTGCTCTTCGGCAGCGGCCGGGCGCATCGGTGGCGGTGGATCAGGCGGTTTTGAGCTCTTGCCGCCACCGCCGTACAGACGCATCGAGCGGCCGATGGGTTGAAATGCGGCCTCGTCCAGATCGGGGATGCCAAGGTGTAGAAGTTGTGCGTTATTCATGCGAGTCACCTTTCTCGAAACTCAGTGCGTATGTATCGACCAATTGCCCATGCTCAAGATGACACCGCGGGAGGCAGGCATCTTGTTTGAATCCGATCGCCTGCATCACTGCAGCGATCTGCGGATGTTGCGTCCAGACGATGATGCGCTCGTAACCGAGCTGCCATGCGAGCTGGATTGCTGCCTTGGTCACAGAGCGCATGCGCAGTCCGTTGCCCATGATGTGCGGCTCGACCACTTTGGGATTGCGCGCCACGCATCGAAACATCACGCCCGATTCCCTGCAGCCCACGAGCAGACAGTCGCCGTTCAACACCTCGCGATAGATGTAGTTGATCGCGTCGATCTTGGTGTAGTCGTATCGAATGTCGGTCGGAACCAAGTGCTGCCACAGAAACTCCTGGACCCACGGGTCTTTGATGTTGAACT